TTTACCTGATTTTGGTACAAAAATTTATGAATTTATTTTTGAACCATTAGATGGTGTTACCTTTGAATCAATTAAAGATGATATCAGAGATAATGTTAGTAAGTATATTCCTAATTTAATTATTAATGATATTGTTATTTTACCATATGATGAGTATGAATCGGTTGGTACTTTAAACACTGAAAATTTAGGAAATGGTGTTTATAGAGTTGCCGGAAGGAATACTTCAGAATACACAGCTAAGATGAGAATTGACTATACTATCAGTGATAACGCTTTCCAATCAAAAGATTTCATAATTATAAATATTTAACATAAATGGCTGAAAAAAGAATATCCTATACCGTCCGAGATTTTGCGGCTATAAGACAAGAACTTATTGAATATACTAGACAGTATTATCCTGATTTAATTGACAATTTTAATGACGCATCAATTTTTTCCGTTTTAATGGATTTAAATGCTGCGGTAACAGATAATTTACATTATCATATTGATAGAAGTATTCAAGAAACTGTTCTTGAATTTGCCAAACAAAGAAGTTCTATATATAACATTGCTAGAACATACGGTTTAAAAATACCAGGAAACAGACCGTCAATTGCTGTTTGTGATATAACAATTAACGTACCTGCATTAGGTGATAGACCAAACCCTGATTACATGGGTGTTTTAAAAGCGGGTTCACAATTTGTAGGTGCTGGACAAACATTTGAAAATCCTAATGATATTAATTTTGCGTCACAATATAGTTCAACAGGTGAAAAAAACCAAACCGTTATACCAATTTTAGACGCTTCAAACAACATCCAAAGTTATAATATTAGAAAAAGAGATGTGTTAGTTAATGGTATTACAAAAGTATTTAAAAAAGTTATAACACCAGCTGACGCAACACCATTTTTAAGTTTATATTTACCTGAAAGAAATGTTATTAACGTGTCATCAATAATTCAAAAAGATGGTATTACATATAATAATGTTCCGTCATATCAAGAATTTTTAAGTGCCGTTGGTAAATGGTATGAAGTACAGGCATTGGCTGAAGATACTGTTTTTGTTCCTGACCCAACAAAACCTACGGATAAGTCTAATATTAAAGTTGGAAAATATATTAAAACAAACAATAGATTTATTACCGAGTTCACACCTGAAAACTTTATGAAGTTAACTTTTGGTGGTGGTAACACATCTGCGGATGACCAATTGGCCGCATTTGCAAGAACTGGTGTTGCTTTAAGAGTTAACGATTATCAAAACAATTTAAGTTTGGGTTATATACCAACACCAAATACAACTTTGTTTATTCAATACAAAGTTGGTGGTGGACTTGAAAGTAATGTTGGTGTTAATGTTATTAATACTGTTGGTAATGTAAATTTTGATGTTAATGGAGCGTCTGTTGAAATTGCAAATTCTGTTAGAAACTCAATTCAATGTACTAACGTAATTGCCGCTATTGGGGGAGCCAATCCACCATCAGTTGAAGAAGTTAGAAATTATGTAACATTTAATTTTGCGTCACAAAATAGAGCGGTTACTATTGGTGATTATTATTCATTAATACAAAAAATGCCAGGACAATTTGGTGTACCAGCTAAAGTTGGTATTTTGGAAAATAATAACAAAATTAATATTATTGTTTTGAGTCAAGACAATAATGGTAAAATGACTCAAGATGTTCCAAAAACATTAAAAGATAATGTCGCGGCTTTCTTATCTAACTTTAGAATGTTAAATGATTACGTTAATGTTGATACTGGTAAAGTTATTGATTTAGCGTTTGAAATTTATATTTCAATTGCAAAAAACACAAATCAAAACTCAATTATTTCTGATGTTGTAACAAAAGTTAGTGATTATATGTTACCTCAAAATAGAGAATTTGGGGAAGATGTTTTGATTTCTGAAATTAAAAGCCTAGTTCAAAATACTGAAGGTGTTGTTAATATATCCGATGTTAAAGTCTTTAATAGAGTTGGAGGAAAATATTCAACATCACAGACAGCACAAAAATATCAAGATTCAACAACAAAACAAATCAAACTAATTGATGATGTTATATATGCACAACCAACTGAATTTTATCAAATCAGATACGATAATTTAGATATTGGTATTCGTGTGAAGCAGTAATATTCACAAGGAAATTACTTCAACTATTTTTGTAAAATAAGACATTAACTATTTATGAGAAAGAACAATTATGCCTAAAAGCTATAGGATACGAACATCAGTTGGAAATAGTACACAAACTGACAAAACCATTAAAGTACAAGTTGACCAAGATTTTGATTTCTTAGAAATTCTTTCTTTGAAACTTACTCAGTCAGATGTGTATAGAAGTTTTTGTTCTGACTACGGTGTCGTTGTTGGTCGTGTTGTTGCTAACGGTGGATACGGTGTACCAAACGCAAAAGTATCTGTGTTTGTACCAATTGATTTTGTTGACCAAAATGACCCTGTAATATCGGCATTATATCCTTATAAGAATGTTACAGATAAAAATGAAGATGGTTATAGATATAACTTACTTCCGTATACGCCTTCCTATGAAGGACACGCAGCCACAGGTACTTTTCCAACAAGAGATGATGTTTTAACAAGAACAGAGGTATTACAGATATATGAAAAATATTATAAGTACACCGTAAAAACTAACGAGTCAGGTGATTACATGATTGTAGGGGTTCCGTTAGGAAACCAACAAGTTATCTTAGATATGGACTTATCTGATATGGGTTGTTTTTCATTAAGACCAACTGATTTAATTAGAATGAATCTTGGTAACCCAAAACAGTTTGACGGTAACCAATTTAAAAGTTCAGTTGATTTATCATCATTACCTCAGATTGTTAACCAAAGAAAAAGTATTTCAGTTTCTTCTTTTTGGGGAACAGGTACTATCTGTGATGTTGGTATAACAAGAGTTGATTTTGATTTAAGAGATTCAAATATTACAATTGAACCAACAGCAACTTTTATGGGTTCAATTATGACATCTAACGACGCTGTCATGTTGAAAAACAATTGTAAACCAAGTTCAGAACAAGGTGACTTGTGTGGTATGGTTGCGGGACCTGGTAAAATTTTAGCAGTAAGACAAACAATAAATACTACTCTTAATGGTGACCCAGTATTAGAACAATATCAATTAGAACAAGGTGGTAAAGTAATTGACGAAAATGGTGCCTTTGTTGTTGATGTACCAATGAACTTGGATTATGTAACAACAAATGAATTTGGTGAATTAATATTTTCAGATAACCCAAGTGTGGGTATTCCAACAAAAGGAAAATATAGATTTAAAATTAAAACTGACGAAGGAGAAAAAGAAGTTGGTGCAATACAAACATCAAGTAGTATTATTGGACCAAACTTATTAAATCTTTCAGCATTTAATCCAAAAGGTAGTTTATTACGTGGAAACTTTTTGGTTCCAAACGTTAAAGAATATGGATGGACTGGTAATACCGACCCATCAAGATTAAGTACCGTAAGAGAATTTAACCCAACATTTGGCGACAATACAAAATTAATTGAAACAAAAACTTTTACATCATCTGATTTTGGTTCAGGTGGACGAGCGTTATTAATCAGTTCAATTACGGGTGAATATAAAAGTATTTCTTATAAAATTAACAATGTTATTGACAATTCAAAATGGGTTGACTTACCAAATGTAAACGATACCTTAGAAATTACCGTTGAAAAGAAAACAACAACAAGTGTTGTGAATGGTAAAATAATTGAAACACCACAAACAATAACTCTTAATTTTAATAGTTACAATTATAAATTTTCACTATTTCAAAGGTCATATGCTTTTTCATTAGATTGGGATGATTATCCTAATAAAAATGAAGCTATCGGTTGCCAAGATTTTTTCTATGAATTTAATTATAACAAAGTTTATACAACAGCACAACTAATTGATGAATATAGGAAAGGAACTAATAGAAGTAGATTTTTATCTATTAAGGAAATATTAGACCGAAGTTGTGATTCTGAAGTTAATAAGTTTCCAATCAATGACGGAGTCAGAAACTTTGATTTATTATATTTTATAGTTTCAATATTATTTCAAATATTTGGAATTATCGGTGGTTTATTTATTATCACATATCATATTGTTAAATTTTTATGGAATAACTTCGCGCCCGCATTACTACTTGCATTAATTACGTTATCACTTATTAACGGGGGAAATGAAGTTGCCGCCGCGTTTGCTGCGACACTTGCAGCGGGAGCTACTTTTGGTGCGACAATTCTATTCTACCTACCATTTATCGCCAAAGCCGCAGCTTGGTTTGCGGCCGCGACAGCACTAGGATTATTATTTGATAAAATTAGTAAATTTAGATTTCCGTCTTTTAATTTACCTATGATTACATACCCCGATTGTTCAACATGTGATTGTGGAACATCAGGAGATAATAACTTCGCGGTAGATACTTTAGGTAATGGCGATGTCAATTCTTCACCAATGGCGGATGTAAATCTACCCGGAGCATATAAACCATTTGATGGTGATGATATAGTATCATTTAAGAAAAATAGTGGATACGGTGAAGTATTTGCTGGTAATGATACCGCTGATACTAAAAACTTTGCTCGTACACCGTATTATAATAACACGTTAGGTGAATATTTTTGGAGTAGAAATAATATACCAATCCCCGAAAGAATTAACCTATACAACACAAAAGGACATTATTTTACAACTTTACCCGGTGGTGGTTCTAACAGGATTAAAGTTTATCCAAATTATAATAACAATAATATTTCAATAACTTCAACACCTGAGTATGCCTATTACGAAGACCAACCAATGGTCTTTTTAGTTGACTCAGATGCTTTAACAACATTCCAAACAGGAAGTTTAATATCTTTTGTTAGTTTGGCTAAAACTTATGATGTGAATATTTTAAGCGCATCAACAGTACAAAACGGGTTAAATAATTATTCTGTTACTGGAACAACAATTCCATCAGGACTTACTACACCTGTTAGTATTAATTATGCCAACCCAAGTGGTAATACAATTGTAACAAAAACATTTAATATTGCTCAAACATTATATAACGGTATTGGTAGTTACACATTCCCATCTGATATTGAATATCACCAAGTGGTTACGGCTACAACAGTAGGTGAGATACAAAATATTGTTAATTCAAAAACAAAAGATACCACACTATATAACAGTAGTTTTTATAATAGAATTATTAATGGTCAGATGACTGTTTATTTTGATAAAGTTAAAGATGAAAATGGTGATAAAGTACCTTTACCCAATCCGCTATTACCTGAAACACCACTACAAAAAATTGAAAATTATAAAAACTTAGGGGTAATAATCCTAATGAAGGGAGTTGACCCATATACCACAAGACAAAAAACAAAAATTGATATTTCAAAACCATTTGGACTTGTTGATGGTTCTATGGTTGTTGAATCAAATTATAAATTAAACATACCAATAGCGCCAAATTTAAATCTTCTTAGACATGATTCATTAGTTAATAATAATGTTACATTATTCAATCAATCATACGTGTTTACACCATCAATTGGTAGTACTTCATTTAAGTACAGTGCTTATACAACACACAACCACTCATTATATTCAAGTTTTGATTCTGGCCACGACTCTAATAATACAACAATTGGAGTTACGTCAACAATTGATTCTATTGGTACTCAGATAAGTGGTTATTATGCCGCAGGAACTAATGTACCATCAGGATTTTGGGTGGGACCAAACACATATGTACAAAATAACCCTAATGGGTATTATACTAATGAATATGTTGAAGGTGGTGGATTAATGACTAGAAAATGTTCTAAAGAAGGTACAAACAACTTTTTAGGACAATGTGGAGCTGGTTCCGTAACCTACAGTACAAATGTTTATTCAACGGGTATTACTCTTGATATGTCAACAAGTACTAAAATTATCATGAGGTCGGATAGATTACCACGTTCAAGTTCATTTGATGATAGATTTGTCTTTGCACAAAATAAATCTTTTGCTGTTTATGTTGTTTCGGATGATGGAGTTTCATCTGAAATTGAAGGTAGTGTAACTTCAAACTCTGATTATACTACAAACGATTCGGTTGATTTTGAACAAGCATACGGTTCAGACACAACATCTGTTATGAGTAGTTTTACTTGTCAAACAATGGTACCGTTAAAGGCTTATACACAAACCGCCGGTGGAAGTATGGGAGTTAAAGACCCAAAAGAAGATTACCCTGATGTGTATTATACCGGTGGCGATACTGAATACCCAATTATGACAAATGGGTGTTATACTTTAGTTGCCAAAGATTTGGCAATCGGTTCCGATTTAAAATCATTTGCAGAATGGAAATCAAGATTCTTAATGGGTTTTGCAATTTGTAGAAATGTTTTTGGAATGACATTTACAAATAATTGGATAAACGGCGTGTTATATATGCCAGGATTCCAAAACGATAAAATATATCCTGGAATTCAAACTACAAACCCAACGTATCTTTATTGTAAAGAAAAAATGGTTTTCAAAGAAGAAAATAACTCATTCTTTTATCGTTCAAGTCCATTTAATGGAAATACGGGTAAATTTGTTGGAATGTTAAATACTCAAGTTGCCGATAATTTTGGTAACATTAGATTTTTAGGTAATCCAACAACTATTGTTGATTTAGGACCAAAAGACAATATTATTAAAAACATTTGTGCTCAACCTGAATTTCAAGGATATGTTGCAGATAGATTAAAAGCAACTTCATTTCAGGGTGTAAGTGATTTAATGCAATATTTTATAATTAGTAGATTGTCAAATGCGAGTTTCTTAGAAAGACTTTTAAGTTTGGGCGACTCATCAATTAGTGAATTATTTAGTAGACCCGCACAAAAAATTGATGGTGATTTTGCACAATTAAATAGTATTAATAATGAACTTGGTGTTATACCATTTTCACCTGAATCATATAGTCAACAAAATTTATTTTACGGGGCAACACCTAAACCTGTTGTTGGTGTATTCTTTAGTTCAGATACTGTAACAAGAGATTATATTTCACCAGGCCGTGAAATATTTATAGACACACCAACAAAATTTGGTTATAACACTTTTGGACATAAAACCCAAGTAGTCCCAATGTATAGATGGGAAATTAAACAAAATGGAACTTACCCAAGTATATTTGGTGGTGAAGAAAACAACTGGATAACATCAGGTACCATCTACACAACACCATATCAAGGAATTGATAGATTAAACGATAGTACGTATTTCCCAAGTTTTGTTAAACACCCAACAGGACAGAGACCTGGTTACATCTACAGTTCGTTAGAAGCGAAAGACTCTAATGGAAATGTAACAGGATTTACTTATGATGGATTTTTTAAATTACCTGAAAATAAAGTAGTAGTTGGGGCACCATATCATTTCTATTTTGGATTGAAAAAAGGTAAGACGGCATTTGACATATTTTTAACTAAAAATCTAATTAATATATAATGGGGAATATTCAAAATGATATAACAATTCTTAAAGGTAACCTTAGATATAAAGGGGCGTCTGAAAGACTTGCTTCAGTACCCATTGAATTGGTTGGAGATAGAAAAGAATTAATTGATTCTGATAGAATTAGTAATATAAACGCCGCTGAACAAACTGAAGTTGAAAGACAATCGTCAACTACATTTAGAATAGGTGGAAAAATATCAAACATTTTTTCAAATGTAATTTCAGGTACTACTAATTATGATGGATATAAGAATTTTTTATATCTAACAGACCCATTATCTGTAGTTAGTAGTAATCAAATATTGTTTAACAATTTTGAAAGAGTTCCCGACACATTTGGTTTAAAATGGGGTGGACTTCCTCAGTATAATGAATTTAATTTTATTAGAACTGATGTTGAAAATCCACACAATGTTTTACAACCACAAAGTGCATCAACATATAATTGGGGTGTGTATTTAAGTTATCCATTTTCATCAGATACTAAACAAAAAATGTCATACGTTGACAAACAAATAAATGGAACACCATTAAGTTTTGTGGTATCAGATGGTATACCTTTTACAATTATTAATACAATTCAAAACGGAGTCAATTATATTACATTCAGATGTGCGGGAAATCATAATTTAACAACTTATCAATATGTTGAATTATCAATTAATTATAATGGTAATAATTTATTTAGAGTTGATTTATTGGGTGAACAAGGATACGATAATATTGGAACAAGCTTTTCAATTGTAAATCCAGGATACACAGGAACAACATTTGTAAACGGTGTTTCAGGAACGTTTAAACGAATTGGTGACATATCAAATTCGGGTGAAAGTAAATCAAGATATTATGTTAGATTACATAAGATTTTAACAAATGAAAATGAGTCCGATGTTTCTAAAATGGGATTTGAACACATACCATTTTCAAACCAACAAAAGGTTGAATACTCGGCATTAACACCAAACCTACAACAAAGAGTTTCAATTAAAGAAAACTCACAATCTTATAGTTTTACCTTTAAAAAAGATTTAAACATTTATGGAATGGTGGATAATAATATGAAACCAGTCACAAATGTATTTGTAACAATAATTAATAAAGGATATTACGGATGGTTTAACAAACCAAATGATAATAATATATACGCGCTTCAAAATGGGTGGTCATTTAATTTTCACTCTGATAGTTTGGATGATTGGTGGGTAACAAATAACAATGATAATTTAGTTGAAATACCTGTTAGTTCTTACAATAAAGTATCAAACGGTAAGACATATACTTTTTATTATAATCAACCATTAAAAATTGATGACGTTTTATCAGGTGATTTTTGCGAATATAATGACATTGAACAAACAGAATATGTGGTATCTAACTGTAAACATAAGATTACTTTTAATGATGTGTTATATACAACTCAAACGACTACAAGTAATAACCCACCTGGTTATTTTTATAATCCACATAACTCAATTAAATTAAGAGATTTTGCTGATTCAATAACCGAAGCTGTTGGTCAAAATGTTAACACAAGACCATCATGGGCTTATTTTTCACAAAACCTTAATACTTGGTTATGGAGAACAATTTTAGATTATGGTGTATTTGAAAATGGAAATGGTGTTGACTACCCATTTTTAAATGACGCACATTATCCATTCTCACAGATATTGTTTACACAATCAACACCGTATAGTAACATAAACCAATCAATTGCGGTGACCGCTCAACCAATAAAAGATTTCTGTGAATAACATTAGATTAAGATATAACCCGATTCAAAATAATAATAATGGTGACATGGCATTACAAACACCAATATTAACTACTTGGGATTTAAATGGTGTCAATGAAAGTATTGAAGTTTTTGAAAATGAAATAATTCAAAAAGCTATCAACCCAATTGATAATTTTGAAACTATTAGATATTCACATACGCCTTGGGCACCTCAAATTATTGACGTTGGTCCAAAAACTAGTACACATTATAATTTTTATTTTTATTCTGCGACAACCGATTCATCAATAACTGCAACAACAACTAATACGCCATGGGTTACTGATTATAGAGCAAACGGATTTACAAGTAGACAAATTTATTATAATGACAATGTTTTTTCAAAATCATATTTTAAATTAGATTTTTATGATTCTAAAAAAAGTACATCACAACAAAATTTATTAACAATTATAATTCCAACACAACAAGGTTTAACAACATCCGCAGTTATTGGACAAAACACCGTTGGCATTAGAAAACCTGAATATCAATTAAATTTTACTGGTGACAAGGAAGGATACTTTGTTTATTGGTTAAAATCGCCAGAATTTTTTAATCCTGAAATTGATACCTTATATATGTCGGCAAAATTTTATGATGCTAATATTGGTGGATATAAAAGAATGATGAATTCTCCACAAGGAACAATGCAGGATAAATTTAACTTTTCACAAGAAATATATTTCTACTATACACTTAAGTTAAATTACGATGATTATACCTATGAGGTATTTTTAGATAACGAACTAAACGCCATGAAAAAAGTAGGTACTGATTATAGTCCAATTAAATGGTATGAATATGTTAATCCATGAACACAGAACAATATAATATAGTAATTTCACAAGAGTTTTTAAAATCAGCCAAGGTTGGGGTTTATGTTCCATATCCTGATGGTGGTGGAAGAGATGAACCTGTTTGGACAGGAATGACTTATTTGTTAAGTGGTGGAACTAATGGTGATTCAGTATTAACTGGATTAACTATTCCTGTAATGTTTAAACAAACATATAAGGATATTGGATATTACTCAGGTTTTGATGGTGCAATATACCAAAAAGATATTAATAATAATTTTATTTATAGTGGTGTAACAGGAAATTCAAAA